ACCGTCACGATGAACAACGAGACGCTCGCGATCCCGCGGCGTGCCGGTGGTCTGACCACGTACTGGGTCAACGAGAACTCGACCGTGACCGACTCCGACGCCGCGTGGGATCGGGTCAACCTCGTTGCCAAGAAGCTGGCGGTGTCGAACCGTATGTCGAGCGAAATCCTCGCCGACAGCATCATCGACCTCGCCTCGTACATCACGGTTGAAATCGGTCGTGCTTTCTCCAAGACGATTGACGATTGCGGTTTCAACGGCACCGGTGCGGCTGGCTACGGCGGCATCACCGGACTCATCCCGGCCATCGCCGCGGTGAGCGGTGCCAAGGGCATCGTGCAGTCTGCCACCGCCACGTCGTTTGAGACGTTTTCGGTGCAGGACTTCGTGACCGCCCTCGCGGCACTCCCTCTCTACGCGAGGGCCAATGCCAAGTGGTTCGTGTCGCCCGCGGGTTTCGCCGCGTCGATGCAGCGTCTTGCTCTCACTAGCGGTTCGTCCACCGGCCTGTCCGGCGGCAACACGCAGGACAGCGTGCAGAACGCTCTTGGCCTGCGGTTCCTTGGCTACCCCGTCGTGCTGTGCAACATGATGGACAGCACCCTTGGCACCGACAACGCCAAGATCAAGGTGCTGTTCGGTGACCTTGAGCTTGCCGCGATCTACGGTGACCGGAAGGCTGTGAACATTCGCACCAGTACCGAGCGTTACGCGGAGCTGGATCAGACGCTCATGGTCGCCACGACCCGCCTGGACATCCAGGTGCATGGCGTCGGCTCCAACACCGAGGCCGGTGCCTACGTCGCGATGAAGACCAAGGCTGCTTCCTGAGCCACGGACGGCTGACGCGGGCAGGGATGCCCTCTGATTCTTCGCGGGGCGGACGGACGCAATTCCGCCCGCCCCGCGTTTCTTTCTGGAGTCTGCCGTGCCGTACAACAACCTCGTCTTCACGAATCTGTACCTTGGCGACACGGGTCGCAGGTACCGCTCGCTTGCTAGGATTACGCAGCCGGTGGTCGAGCCGGTGTCGCTGCGTCACCTCAAGGCGCATCTCCGCATTGAGCATGACGAGGAAGACGAGTACCTCACGTCGCTCATATCCGCCGGGAGGTACTACGCGGAGGCCCGGTGCGACCGCTGCTTTGTTGACACGCAGCTTGAGATGCAGACGGACACGTTTCCGGCTGCGATTGAGTTCCCACTGCCTATGCCGCCGTTCAGCCCGACGCCGGGCAGGCAGGCGATTGAGGTGAGCTACCTCAACGCGGGAATGGTGCGGCTCACGATGACTGAAACGGAGCCAGCCATCACGTCCAATCCCGGTACGTTCCTCGCGCAGCGTTTTAGCACGCCCGCGGTGTTGACCCCAGCGGTGAATGGGTACTGGCCGGTGACCGGCCCGGTGCGGTCAGCGGTCACGGTGCGGTGGTGGGCGGGGTACGGAGCCGACGCGACGGCTGTGCCGAAGGGTATCGTCCACGCGATCTTGATGCTGGCGGCGCATTGGTACAACAACCGCGAGGCGGTCATGACCGGCTCCGCCGTTGCGACCGCCACGGTGCCGATGGGGGTGGACGAACTGCTTGCCGTTCATGGCTGGGGGTCTTACGCATGAGTGAATTGACCACGCGCATTTCGCTGGCGCTCACGTCGCACCTGCGCACGGACGGCGAATTCGACTCGCTGCTTGTGTACCCGGCTTCGTTTGAGCGGCTGCTCACGCACGGCACCGGCGGCTATCAGTGCCAGAAGGTGTACGCCGACTCCGGTGTCGTTGTCACTGGCGGAAAGGCGGTCGACCTGTCCGCCGCCGGTTTTACGTCCGTAAAGGTTTTCCTGTTGCAAAACCTGTCCGACCCCGCAACGCAGACCGGCGGCACCGTAACGGTGTCCGGCGGCGTGTCCGCACCGTGGGCGGCACGCGTTGCAACGGTGGGCCGCGGTCAGGTGGACTTCGCGTCCAACGACTACACAGGCTGGGTGGTGACCGGCACGGCGAAAAACATCATCATCGGCGGCACAGCCGGAACCAGCTACAAGCTCATCCTGCTGGGAACCTAGCCATGTGGTTTGCCGGTGACTTGAAGCGGCGCGTTGTGATTGAGCAGCCGCGGGAGGCGGTCAACGCGCTTGGCGAAACGACGCTTACGTGGGTCGTGTATGCCACGACGTGGGCGTCTGTCGAGGGCTTGAACGCTCGCGAGATTGTGCAGAGCGGACGGCAGCAGTCGGTCATCTCGTACAAGGTGCGGATGCGACGCGTACCGGGCATCACGACGCGCATGCGGCTGCGATGGAACGGCGGCGTGCTGAACGTGCAAAGCGTGCTGTACCGCGGGTCGCAGCTTGAGGACATCGAACTGCTTTGCGCCGAGGAGGCCGACTGATGGCTGGCTTCCTTGGCGATAAATCCAACTCCATGAAGGTGGAGGGGATTGAGCTTGTAATGGATGCCATCCGGCGTCTGCCCAACATCGTCACAAGCAAGCATCTCTACAAGGCGATGGGCAACGCGCTCAAGCCGATGGAGAACGAGCTACGCGCACTGACGCCGCAAGGACCGACCGGCAGCCTCTACAAAGCCGTCGGCTCGCGGGTGCGCAAGTACGGCGGTGCCGCTGGCGGCGTGGTGTTTGGCGTGGTCGGCTACAAGCGTGCCGTCAGCAAACAGACCGGCGACAACAAGGGGTTCCACTCGCACTGGATAGAGTTCGGCACCGAGGACCGCACGCCCAAGAACTCGCGGATTCTTTCGTCGCTGGCGTTGTCGGAAAACTACACGCCCCCCGGCTGGAAGTTCGCGTGGCCGATGGTTACGCGAAAGGCCCGCGGTCTACGCGGCTATCACCCGCTGGGCCGGGCATTCTCGACCACGTCGAAAGAGTGCGCGGACAAGCTGGCCGCGGAACTGGAGCTTGCGCTCGACCGTGCCATAGACGAGGCCCGCGTCAGAGGGTTTGAGTGATGCTGAAAAACATCGTCGAGAAGTTTGTCCACTGGCTGCTCACGACCGACCCGCGGTCCGCGTATCACCTTGGGCATCGCGTCTATCCGGTGCTTGCACCGCAGGGCGCAACCAAGGCGGGTGCGGACGGCATCAGCACGTTCGCCGTGTACCGGCGGCTGTCCACCGACCGCGACACCGTTGACCTGACCGGGCTGATAAACACCAGCCACGTAGAGCTACAGGTCGAGTGCTACGCGGACACCTACGTCGCGGTACGCGAAGCTGGCAACGCCGTTTTTGACGTGCTGGCTTCATACACGGGCGACGCCTACGGAAGTAAAATACTAAGTGTGGTGCAGTCGGCGGAGTCCGACGAGGTTGCCATGCCGGTCGACGGCAAGGCGACTCCCATATACGCACTGTCGCAGACGTTTTCGATTCGGCTGACCGAGTAGCAACAGGAGGGCAAGGATGCCCGGCACGAGCACAGTTGTTTCTTCGCAGGGCAGCGCCGGTTTCACGTTCGCCGGGCTGACGGGAAAGATCACCGCCATCGACGTTTCGGCGAGCGCGGCGCAGACCGACGTGTCGCATCTTGGCGTTGCGGCGGGTCAGCGTCGGCTGTTCAAGAAATCGCCGCTGTCGGACAGCCCCGAGGTGAAGGTTGACTTCATCGGCGACGGCCTGCCGACCGTTGGTGTGAAGAGTAGTTTCACGCTGACCGGAAATTTTGGCAGCACCAAGGCCAGCGAATGCACGCAAGCAATCTGCACGCAAGCCAGCGTGAAGGCCGCGGTCGGAGACCTCATCAAAGGCAGTGCCACCTTCAAGCTCAGTAAGGAGTAGTTGAACGATGCCCAACAACCCCATCGCAACGTCGCAGGGTGCCACGCTGTCGTTCGGCGGCACCATCGGCCATATCACCGGCATCGACGTGAGCCGCGCGGGCGGCACCATCGACGTGAGCGACCTGTCGCTTGATGACGGCGACCCGCGGTCCTACGAACCGGCGCAGCTGCTCGACGGTGACGAGGTCAAGGTGGAGGCGCTCTACTCCACCGCGGAGAGCTATCCTGCGGTTGGCGACGAGGACACCCTCACCACGTCCGTCGGCGGCATCACCGGTACGGCCATCGTGACGGCGGTCAGCGTCAAGTACGCGGTCGGCGAGGTCGTGAAGCTCTCGCTCACGTTCAAGCTTGGCGGCACGCTCGACTGAACCGTTGGGGGTGACGCCGTGTTGATTTCTGCGCAAGGCGTCACCGCAACTTTCAGCGGCAGCAATCTTGGTAAGGTCACCGACATCGACGGTGACTTCAACACGTCGCTCAAGGAAATCCGCCCGCTCGCCAACACCAACGACGAAGCGGGACGGTATCTGTCGGTCTACGAAAAGACCCTCTGCGACCACGTCGTGACTCTGTCCGCGTTTGCGGAGCAGTTTTCCAGCGACAACGTGGGTGCGTCCGGCACGCTGCTCATTTCGGGCAGCAACTGGTCGTTGACGTTTCCTTCAGCGGTCATGGAGAAACTCAAGGTCACGGCGAAGGTCGGTGACTATTTACGCGTGTCCTACACTTTTCGCAGATCGTTTCAGTGACACATACCAAGGAGGCTTCCATGCCGCTGACCAAAGAGCAGATTCTCGCCGCCAACGACCGTTCGACCAAAGAGGTTGCCGTCCCCGAGTGGGGCGACACCGTGCTGCTTCGCGTGATGAGCGGCACCGAGCGCGAATCGTTTGAACGCGAGTGGCAGTCCACGGAGGACAAGCTGCTGCCGCAGTACCGGCTCAAGATGCTCCGCCGCTGCCTGTGCGACGCCAACGGCGCACCGCTGTTCAGCGACGCCGAGCTTTCCGCGCTTGGCGAAAAGTCGGCGCTTGTCATCGAACGTCTGTTCCGTGAGTGCATGAGGATGAATGGCTTTGAGGCTGGCAACTTGGAGGACGCGGCAAAAAACTAGACCGCCCTCCGAGGGAGGGCCACGTCTCGCGCAAGTTCTACTTTCGTCTCGCTCTCGCGTTGGGCTGCACGGTCAAAGAACTGCTGCAACGCTGCGACGCTGCGGAGTTGGCGGAGTGGCAGGCGTACTACATACACGAACCGTGGGGGCAGTCGTGGCGGCAGACCGCAACGATTGCCAGCGTCGTGGCGTGGTCCGCCGGTGCAAAGGACGTGGACGAGCGAAACTTTTTGCCGTGCTACTACGAGCGGCCAATGTCGCCGGATGACATCCAGCGCGAGCTTATGAAGCTGGGCGGGTTGTTCAAGAAGACAGAGGGTGGCGATGGCTGACGCAATCGGTTCCGTTCGCGCCACGTTCACCGCCTCCGCCGCGGGTCTGCTTGGTGCCATTGGGCAGTCGGTGTCCGGCTTTGGGCAGTTCGCCGCGTCGGCCAAGCGTACCGCCGCGCAGCAGGCCGACTTCCAAACCAAGATGGCGGCGTTGTCCGCTGGCATGGCCGACGGCAGCGTGTCCGTGGAGGACTACGCGACCGCTTACACGCGGCTCCAGACGCGGTTCAAGGGAGCGGTGTCGGAGGCTGACCGCATCAAGGCGGGGCTTGATGCCTTGCGAGGCTCGCAGGCCGCGGCGTCAATGTCGGCGGAGCAATACGCCGAGGCCGAGGCGCAGGTGGTCGCGTCCGCAAAGGCCGCGACGCCAGCACTTGAAAAGCTCAAGAACGAATTGGCGCAGAACAAAGCCGACTTTGTTGCCGGGAAGATTTCTGTGGAGGAGTACCGCGACGCCATCGCGAGGCTCCCCGGCGCACTCAACGGATCGGAGTCCGACCAGCAGGCGTTCAACCGCGTGCTGCAAGAAACCCGCGGCGTCATGGCGGAGATGGAAGCGCCGACCGCCAAGTACGAAAAGCAACTCGCCACGCTGGATGACGCGCTCCAGCGCGGCATCATTGACGATCAGCAGTACGCCGCCGCGACAAAGAACGTGCAAGACGCGATGGCGGCGGCGGACCCCGCGGCAAAGGCGCTTGCCGACACGATGGCCCGCGGCAAGGCGGTCACGGAAGCCAACCTCACCGCAACCGAGAAGTACGACGCCGAGGTGGCGGAGCTTCGCGACCTGCTCTCGCAAGGCGCGATCAGCCAAGAGACGTTTACCCGCGCGGTCGCAGCCGCCAACCCGGAGACGAAGAAACTCGCCGAGGCGATGGAGCGTGGCAAGCAGGTCACGGAGTCCAACCGCACCGCAACCGAGAAGTACGAGGCCGAGCTTGCCGACCTGCGTGGGCTGCTGGCGCAGGGTGCAATCTCGCAGGAGACGTTTGCACGCGCCAGCAGGAAGGCGGAGGACTCGCTCAAGGCGTCGGACAAAAGCTCCAACGAGTTTGCGAACGGAATGTCCGCACTGCCCGGTCCCATCGGTGCGGCGGCGCGTGCGCTCAACTCGTTCGGCGGCGGGTTGCAGAACGTCATCAAGGGGTTCAGCGGTGGCCCGATTGCTGGCTTGAAGGGAATGTTCAGCGGCGTCGGCGATGGGCTATCCAACGCCTTCTCGTCGGGCGGAGCCTCGCTTGCCGGGATCGCACCGCAGCTTGCCGTGATGGGCACCGTGGCTACGGCGACGGTGGCGGCGGTCGCGAGGTTGACCAGCGCGCTTGGTGCAGTCGGCGCGGAGGTGGAGCGCACGCAACAGCTTGCGTCGCGGCTGGGTGTCTCGTTCCAAGAATACGAGACGCTCAGGGTCGCGGCGTCTAACGCTGGCGTTGAGGTGGAGTCGCTCGCCGGTGCGCAGACAAAGTTCCTCAAGGCGGTCAGCGAAGCACGCGGCGGCGCGAAGGAGCAGGCCGCGGCGTTTGCCGCCATCGGCATCTCGCAGCGAGAGATTGAAACAACCAACCCCAACGAACTGCTTGAGCAAGCCGCCAAGAAACTCAACGCCATCGAAGACCCGGCCACCCGCGCGGCGTTGGCGATGAAGTTGTTCGGCAAGAGCGGCAACGACGTTCTGCCCGCGCTCGCGGCCATCGACGCCACGCGTCAGGGGATGGCACGGCTTGGCGGCACAATGGGACAGGTCGACGTGAACCGTTTTGCCACGCTGGATGATGCGTTCGATAGCGTCGGCGTTGCGGGTACGCGGCTTGCCGTCACGCTGCTCACGCCGTTCACGGAGTTTTTCTCGCGGTCGGCAAAGGGTATCGCGGCCATCGCTGGCGGTTTTTCCAAGGCGTTTGCGCCGCTTGCCAACCTTGGTGCCGAGATTGGCGGCGCGTTCGGCCTAGTCGTAGAGCGTATTGGTGAATCGCTTGGCATGGCCCTTCGCTTCGTTGGCGCGCTCTTGCAGTTGTCCGGCATACCGGCCATCGCCGCGGCCATCGGCGCGCAGGTTGATATGTTGGCGTCAGCGTTTTCAATGGTCGACTCTTTCCTTGAGCCGTTGATTGTCGGGCTAGAGACCGTGGCGTCGTTCGTCAACGAAAACATCACGCGTGCCGTCAACGCGATATACGCGGGGGTCGCCAAGACCGTCGCGTCAACGATTGAATGGGTGTCGCAAAGCAGCCTGTTGCTGCCGCTTGTGACGGGACTTTCCAACGCCGCGGGTCTTGTCTTCAACGCGTTCAAGCAGATCGGCGGGTACGTGACGTTCATCGTTGAACAGCTTGAACGCTGGGCCGGTGTCGAGCCTCCAAAGGCAACGTCACCGGAAGACAAGGAAGCCATCGAAGCGCAGATGAAGGCGAAGGAGGACGCCGAGAAGGCGGAGGCCGACCGCCAGAAAAAGGCGGAGGACCGCGCCAATGCGATCAAGGAAGGCCTGCTGTCACCATACGAGAAGATGCAGGAGAAGATCGCGGAGGTCAACGACTTGGAGCAGCGTGGCCTGCTCACCGCCGAGCAGCGTGCCGCCGAGGAGGCGAAGATACGCGACGAGTTTGCGAAACAAGACCCGCTCGCGCAGAGCGCCGCCAAGTATGCGGAGGAGCAGAAGAAAGCGTCCGCCGACATCTCACAGGAAATCGAAAAGTCCGCCAAGGCTGGCAAAGACCTTGGTGCCGCCGGTCAGGATGCACGCGACCAGTTCGCGTCCGCCGCGAGCGAAATCAAGGACAAGCTAGACAAGGGACTCATCGACCCCGAGGAAGCACGCAAGCAAATGTCGGAAGCCGCCGATGCAATGAACGAAGAACTGAAGCGCGTCGGCGAGGACTTGGATTTTGCCAAGAAGATTCGCGAGGGACTCCAGACGGAGGGGCAAAAGGTCGCCGCCGAAATCAAGAAGATTGACGATAACAAGTCGCTGACCGAGGAGGAAAAAGACGCGGCGAAAAAGCAGGTGCGTGACAAGGCGAAGGAGTCGCTGCCCGGTGGCGGCGAGGAGACGCTTGCCGACAAGTTCAACAAGGACCGCCAGGAATTGCAGGACGCGTTCGACAACGGCGTCATAGATTCCGACGAACTTGAAAAGCGCACCGGCGAACTAAAGAAGAAACTCACCGAGTCGCTTCCCGGCAAAGCGGAGCAGGACGCGTCCGACAAGTTCCGCGAGGAGCAGGAAGAACTGCGAGACGCTGTCGACGCCGGGATCATCGACCCCGAGCAGTTCAAGGAGCGGATGGGCAACCTGCGGAGTGAGCTTGAGGACTCCGTCGCGGACGAGAAGGACAAGCGCGAAAGAAACGCGGGACCGGACCGCCGCGCCAACCAAGCCGTTGACGTGAACAGCAGCGAGGGGGCCAGCACGTTCTTCCGGCTGCTCCGCGGACAAGATGACCCGACCAAGAAGCAGCTCAAGGAAATGGAAAAGCAAACGCGACTGCTTGCCAAGGTCGCGGATGACTTGGCCGACACGGAGGTCATCGACATATGAGCGTCACAGCCGTTCGCGAGATCATCGACAACCGCGGTGCCTCGCAGAAGTTTGGCGAGAACGTGAAGGTGAAGCGTGCCTTCATGGTCACGGTGAACGATGCCACGACTCCGGTCACGGACATATCGGATGCGTGCGGTATCGGGTGGCTTGACCAGCACCCCGACTTTTCCGCCGTTGTCTGCACGGACATCTCGACGGCGAACGACGGCGACCCACTGCACTACAAGGTCGAGTTCAACTACGACATTCTCAGGCCCGAGGACAAGGAAGCCGGTCCGACAGCGATGCCGTGGCAGCGACCGGACAAGTTTTCGTTCAACGGCGCGCTGACATCAGTCCCGGCAATCGTCCACTACAACAACGGACTTTCCTCGCCGCAGTTGATTGTGAACTCCGCGGGCGACCCGCTTGAAGGCGCGACGCGTGACCAAGCCGAGTGGCGCATCCAAATAAACGGCGCACGGCAGGCGTTTCCCAAGTCGCTTGCCATGAACTACATCAACGCGGTCAACAGCGATTCGTGGAGCGGATTCCCGGCGAAGACGCTCAAGGTGCAAGGGTTGTCTGGTCAGCGTGAGGTGGAGCAAATCAACAACACCGAGGTCGCGTACTGGTCAATCTCAGTTGACATCGCGTACCGGCCCGAGGGCTGGGAGTTGAAATTGTGGGACGTGGGCTACAACGAAATCGTCGGCGGGCAACGTCAGAAAATTCTCGACAAGCTGCGTGAGCCGGTCAGCGATCCGGTGGCGTTGTCGGGCGGGTCGGCAAAGTCGGCTGGGTCGCCGCCCGATATGCTCACCTTCAAGATTTACCGGGAGGCGTCCTTCGCGGGGATTTTCCCGACGCTGCCGTCATGAGCCGTGAAAAACGCGTCACGTTCACGCAGGATGCCGCTAAGCAGATTGCCGACGTTGTCAGGCAATCCGGCGACACGCACCGACGGCAGGGTGCGATGCAGGGCGGTAACAACTCGCAGGCCGCGCCGCACTACTTGAGCAAGACTACGACGGCGTGGGACAAGGGCAGCAGCCAGACGTTGACCATCTGGAGCGGCACCCCCGGCAGCGAGGCCGCGGCCAGCGGGCAGACCGTCACGGCGTGGAACAAGTTTTCCAAAATCAAGGCGGGCAAGTGGGTGATGCTTGCCAGATGCAATGGCGGGTTTTATGTCATCAGTGCGGAGTGCTAGATGATCGACGCCGCCGACCCGCTCTCCGCTCTCATCTGGTGCGTGTTCATTCTTGCCGCTGGAATGTACCCGCTGGGAATCATCCTGCCGTGCAGCACCTGCTGCGGCCCCGGAAGCTGCCCGACGCCGATTGACTTCCTCCGGTGCGTTCGGATTGAAGACCCCGACCCCGAAGAGGTTGAGACAACCTTCCCGGCGGGAACGTCGAACATTCCGCAGACCATGCACGGATGGTCGGTCCCAATCAAGCGCATCACCGACATTGGTGCGCATCGCGTTGCTACCAAGTACGCGATCACGGGTCGCGTCACGGTCTTGGGCGCAAACGCAATGTCGGACGGCGAAACGTCCAACGCGGTCTACAAGCTGCACCTGTTTGAGCAAAACGGATCGCACGGCAAGGGCATCGGTGAGATTCGCGTCACGCTACGCGGCGTGACGCGACCGATGACGTGGGAGCGTTCCTACGTCATCGGAACACAGTATGCGTACCTGGGGTTGTATGAGGGACCGGTCCAATGGGAGTACGACGCCAGCAGCAACCAAGACAGCACGACGGCAACGGTGTCCGCGGAGGTGGTCGAGTGCAACGTGGTGTCCGGTGCGGAGTGGTTGAGCGGCTCGACGGCAACTGCCTCCGCGCTCCGTTCGATGATGACCGTCGCGGTCATTCCGAGGCACTACATCTACATCGGCTTCCGTGCCGTGTTCACCGCCACTTCCTCGCTGTTCAACTATGTCCCAGCGACAAAGAGCGTGGAGCTTGAGTACGTCATCCGCCACTCGCGAGGCGGGCTGCATCTCTACAAACGGCTTCGCGTCATGGTCTACAAGTATGCGACCGGGACGATAACGGAAATACCATCGGGCGGTCTGCCGCCGCTGTCGCTCCCTCCCGCTGGGCAATACGCGGACTCCACGGTTGGCACCTGCTCCACGACCTACGGCGAAGACCCGGCAAGCACACCGGCGTATCCGATCAAGACGGTGGAGCTATGCAGCTTGCAGGCGGGGCAGACCATCGTCATGCCGACGATTGAGTACGGCATGACGGGTGATGATTTTTTGAAGCGAGGTTTTTCGTGCGAGGTGACGCCGGGGAATCATCTCAGCGGGTCGTTCTTTGGATCGACAAATGCTTGGCTGTGGCCTAGCTCATCGCAGTACGGCGAGGCGGATTGGGAGTTCGCCCTTGACGATTACGTCCAAGCGTCCGACTTGAAATACATCATGCGGTTCCAGATACCCGACGGCACCAACCGCATTGCAACGGAGTGGAACTTCGACCACGACGAGGTGGCGTCGTTCCTTAACGGCGAGCCGCTTGAGATTGAGATGGGCGGGTACTACGACTACTACAACATCTACGCCCCGCCGACTCCAGCCATCGTGGTTCGCCGTATCACCATCTCAGCGTCGAACAGGTATTGCGGTGCTGCCCTGTGCGCCGCCGGGGTCGTTGAAGGCTCGACGCTGTGGGATGCGTATCCATACGGCCAATACACAAATTTCAAGATTTCTCAGGTTGTCCCCGAAACGGTGACGTACACGTCGGCGTTGCCTCGCGCAACGTGGACGGGGAACAACTCACAAGGGGTGAATGTGCAGGTGACGAACTACTGCACCGGCTCAGACGAGCCGTATGTTGTCGCCATGCGAAAAACACCCGGCGGCACATACAATTCTTGCGGCTACTACGGAACGCTTGCGACGTGCGACGGGGTAAATGCGGCAAGGGCAAATGCCTTCGTCCAGTACGGCGACGAAACAGGGGCAAGCGGAGCCTCGCCGTCCGCAGACGCGCGATGGTTTTTTTGCGGTGACCTGCTGTGGGCAATCGAAAACGGACCGTGCCGGGAGACGATCACGATTGAGGGTCGGCTGTACGAGGCGGGCGGTTTTTCGTCAGGGACGTATGAGCTTGGCGGCGACGATAACGCATCGGCGACCGGACCGCGTTGCGCCGTCGGTTGGCCGACGAAGGGGGTCTGCCCACCAGCGGACATGACAGTCAGCGTCCCCGGCGGAGACGTGTACGATCTTCGTTGCAACAAGATCGGCACGTTCGACGGCGGCGACGTGGTTTGCCAGCCAAGCACGGTGACGTGTACGGCTGAGATTTACGTTGGCACCGCACCTTTTTCTGCCCGCGTCCCCGGTTACATCGGTTTCGGCAGTTTGCAAGTCTTCGCGGGGCGGCGTCGCACAAATTGGTGCAGCCCGTGGCAGCTTGCAGGTAGCCTTGAGTCGAACAACAGCGGAGCCGGATGGAATTTCGTGGTGTCAGGTGGTTTCCTGTCCGGCTCCGGTGGATGCGTCCCCACAAGTTGCACCGATGGACGTGGAAACATCTACGCGCTGCCGGGCGTCGCGGGGTCGTTTACGATTTGCACGACGTTATCTCTTGGCGAAATAGGCGACCCGTCGGAGGACACGACGGCGACCGCCGACCCACAAGAAAAAACAATCCCCGCGGAGGGCGAGTCGTTCTCCGTGGACTTCTGCTGCCCCGAGATCACGCGGCAATATACGGTCGGAGAAAACAATAGCCGCTATGACAGGTACTTCCCGGTGGTTCCCAAGGGCGCGACGGCATACGGCGCGACGGCATACGTCACGCAGGAGGGCAAGGGTGACTCGTACTGCCCGTTCGACATCGCGTGGCACCGACTGTATTTCAGTGGCGAGGAACCGCAGCAGCCGTGGTCTCCGCTGGTGGCACCAACGGTACGATCCTATTCAGACGGCCAAATGTGGCAGCTGCACGGATACGTTGGCTCGCCAATTTACATTCGCAAGCAATGCCCACTCTACGGAGCCGTGTGGCACCTTGAGTCGCCGCCCTGCGAGTGGACAATCTCGCGCACCGGCAACTGGTTCACTGCGGAGAAAACGGAGGACGGCTTGATAAAAGTGCTGGCGACGGAAGACCCGCCGACGCCAACCACCGAAGGCACGATCACGATCACGTCGGGGGACAACACGCAAACCGTGCAGGTGAAAATATGGGGGAGCTAGACGAACCAATGTGCGACTTCAACGCGGAGTCGCTGCGATGCACGCGGTGCGGATACACCGCAAAGCGGCTGCCGACCTACCGAGTGTGCCGCACTATCCCCGAGATGGCACGCAAGATCGCCGCCGACACGGCGACCAAGCGTGTCACGGTGCCGCCGCTCAAGATCGGCACGGCGGTCGCCAAGGGGTTGGCGGCGGTCGGCATCACCAAGGAGCGGGTGCAGGCAATCACCGGCAAGGATTGCGGCTGCGCCAAACGGCAAAACGCACTCGACGCCGCCGGGGCTGTCGTGTCTGGCGTCGTGGAGCGAGGCGTCAACGCGGCGTTGAACGCGGTGCTGCCGCACCCCGTCGAGCAGGATGACATCGCGGCCATCGCCAATTCGCTCCACGCCAGCCCGCTGACAAACGATGGTTTGAAGGAAGGTCCGCCGGTTTCTTGACACCGCTGGGAGACTCGTCGCTATGCCACGCAAGCCGTCCAAAAAGCAGAGCAAGCCGCGGGAGTTCATGACCACCGATGACATCATTGACGATGAAGACATTGTTCATGGCACGCCCGACATAGACGGCAACGTATTCCTCCGCCGATCCGCCGCCAAGAAACCCAAGGACGGGAAGCGTGGCAAAGGCAAAAAGCCTTCTGGCTGACATCACCGCCAGCGTGCGAAACCACCGCCCCGGTTTTCGCGCGTGGTTTGAGCTGCTCCCCGACGCGGCGCAGCAAGAGCTTGGGTCCGTGCGTGAGGCGTTCCACGCTGGCAAGATGCCCGGCGTGCAGAAGCGTGCGTTGGCACGGGCAGTCATGGAGGCCGCGAAGGACCGCGGCTGGAAAACGTCGGGCATCCAAGGAGTGCTGGCATGGCTCGACGCAAAGACCGGTCACGCATCCTAGCCGACGTGTTGGCAAAGACACCGCCGCCCAAGCCGTCCGCAGACTCCGAGCAAGTGACGCAGCGGCGGGACGGCGACGTGCTGGAAGCGCGGTCCACCAGCCGACGCATCAAGACCGTGGAGGACTTGCTGCGGCACATCGAAGCCGACCTCACCCGCTACGAGGTCGCCGCCAGCGAAGCGACCAAGTGGGAGTGTGCCAGCACCGATGGCAACGGCGGCACGACGGTCACCGAGTTGCACCGCGTGTTCGTTCGGCTCAAGCCACGCGGCGGACCGACCACGCGCGAGGTGGTCGAAGCGATGATTGCCGGGGCGGCACAAACGCTCCGCCGCCCTTTGACCAAGTCTGTCAGAGCGCGCCGCCCGCCGTCCGACCTCATGCAGCTACTCGTCGTGGCCGACTGTCATTTTGGAAAATACGCGTGGCACGCCACGACGGGCGGCGATGACTACGACCTTGGCATCGCGGAGCGGCTGGTGCGTGAGGCTGGCGAGGGGCTGCTTGCCGTGGGTGACGATGCCCGCCCGGCCCGTCGGGTCGTGGCGTTCCTTGGAGACCTGTTTCACTACGACCGCCCCGACGGCAGCACGACAAGCGGCACGCCGCTGGAGCGCGACGGACGGCTCCAGAAGATGATTTCGGTCGGCTGCGACACGCTGCTAGGCATCGTCGCACGCAGTGCCGAGACGTGCGCCACGGACGTAGTGGTAGTCAACGGCAACCACGACGAGGTGCTGACGTGGACGTTTCAGCGCATCCTGCAAGAGCGGTTCCGTGGCGACAAGCGGGTGGCGGTGCGGCCCGAGTTCACCGGACGGCAGTATCTCACGCACGGAAAGAACCTGCTTGGCTTCGCTCACGGGCATCGTGCCAAGCGAAAGCTGCCGCAGATCATGGCGCTGGAGGCCGCGGCGGAATGGAGCCGCTGCCCGTACCGCGAGTGGCACACGGGGCATTTCCATTCGCAGGCGGCGGAGTGGAGCCGACCGATTGAAACGCTCGACGGTGTCATCGTTCGCACCGCTCCCGCGCTCTGCCCACCAGACGATTGGCACTCCGTGAACGGATTCATCGGGAGTAGACAGGCGTGCGAGACTTTCCTCTACAGCCCAACGGGAGGGCTAGTCGCGATGCACGTAAAGGGAACAGCAACATGAACACGCTTGATGAATCCAACGCCGCACTGCGGCAGGCTGTCGGTGACCGGCTGGCTGGGACACCAGCCAACGACCCAAAGATGATCGGGTACGAGGCGGGCGGATGCTGCGACGGCGGTCGGTGTCATACGCCGCCGCGGTCGGTGACGCTCCGCCCCGGCTCGCTGGCGTTCATGAAGGTGCTGGACGAGATCAGTGCCATCCACGTCGCCAAGTCGCAGGACTACGGTGCCGATGATGACGCGCTTGCCAACATTCGCAGCGGTGCCGACCTCATCGGCGTCGAGCCGTGGCGTGCGTGCCTCATCCGCATGGCCGACAAGATGACGCGGCTGCGTTCATTTTGCCACCGCGGACGTGTCGAATTCGACGGCGTTGAGGACACGCTGCTTGATATGGCTGCGTATTGTGCGATTGCCTTGGTTCTCTACCGCGAGCAGAACAATGGACGAACGCTACCCGGCGCTGACCAGCGATGACCTTGCACGGATGGAACACCGTGCGCGTCGCTTCAGCGGTGCGTACACCGGCACCAGCGGAACGCTGGCGGCGGACGTGATTCGTCTGCTGAAAGAACGCGCGAGGCTGCTGCGGTTGTTGGCCGACAAGCCTCGCGAGCCGTACTGGAACGAGCCTCACGACTAGGCCACGGGCGCGGCGCGCGGAGTTTCCCTCCCTTCTCCGCGCGCCCCCGTGTGCCTATGCTCGCTTTGGAAACAGGTGCGGGAGCATCTGCCAGATTTTTGGCTTGTTCGCGGTGGTGATGCGCGGGTCGAGATAGCTTTTCCGCGTGACGCGGTCGGACGAGTGTCCGAGATACGTGGTGGCATCACCGCCAGCCGCGGCTAGATGCGACGCGGTGCTTTTGCGCAGGACGTGAAATTGAACTTCGCGTGCGTCGCCCAGCCCGGCACGACGCGTGATGACCTTCCACCGCTTGCGGAGTGCGGTGTCGGACGAGGGGAACCAAAGCAGGTGCGGTCCTTCGTGCTTCGACGCCGCGTCGAGCAGGTCGGCCACGTCATCCGGCAACTCGTAGATGCGTTCCTGCCGTCCCCCCTTGCGTGAGACGGCTGGGACCGTGAGCCACGGTCGCCGCCAGCACTCGCGTGGAATCGTCAGCATCGCTGTGATGCGTTCGCCGGTGTAGAACCCGACGCCGATCAACGCGAGAAAGAACGACGAGGCACGCACCGGGCCAATCCAGCCTTGCGCCGCCGCCGCACTTGCCACCAACGCGTCGAGTTCCTCCGCGGTCAACGCACGCGGTGTCTTCTCTGGCAGGAGTTCCGCCTGCACGCACGGTCGCAGCTTCACTAGGCCACGGGCCTGAGCGAGATTCCACAGAGCAACGAGGCCGGACCGCTCGCGTGCCACCGAGTTCGGTGACACCTCCGCGGATCGGGCAAGCAGGAACTGCGCGACAACGAGGTCATCCAAGTCCTCAAGCGTGGCGTCGTGCCGCAGCCACCGAGAGAACCGCCGGATGGCGTGATGGAGCAGGCGGACGCTCTCCTGCGAGCGTCCACGCAAGCGAAGCGGCACGTAGACGGTGTCCAGAAACGTGGCGAGCAGCATGGTGTCCTCCAAGGTTTGACCCCGGTGGCGTCCATGCAAATGGGGAGCGTAGGCAGTTAGGGGGGGGGGGGGGTAGCGTTTGTGTCGCTCGTAGTGGTGTCGCCGTTTTGGGGGTGCGACCCCGCTCCTGTTGTCGCGGTTGTGCTGGCTGGGTTGGGTTTGTTGGCGTCCCCGCCATTTACGAAGGTTCGATGGCGAACCGCCAACCAAACCCTCGCACGGGCGAGGTGAAGCCGGGGGTCTCCCCCCCGGCTTCATTATTGGTCCCCTTGTTCGGGAAAGCAAACATGGCAAAAGCACCTAGCAAAACGGAGTGGATTTCTGTGCCAGACGCGGCGGACTTGTTGGGATGCACGGACGTGTGGGTCATCAAGCTCATCGGGCGCGGCGACCTTGACGCGTTCCGCCTGTCGGGCCGCGCGTGGGCGGTCAGCCGCGAGTCGGTCGAGAAGAACATCAAGGAACACGCGGAGCGCGACCCGTCGCACGCTGGCAGGCCGAGGTCAAAACTTGGGTAGGCAGGTTGTTTTGGCTTGAACGCGACAATAGAATGGGGTTGAACGGATGGCAAAGGAGATTCGCGTGGGCTACTACTCGACACGGCAGGCCGCTGAAAAGCTGGGCTGCTCCGCCAAGACGATCAGCCGCGCCGCCAAGCGGTCCGGCATCGGCATCTACTACGTGGGCGGACGGCTGGCTGCGCTCGCCCCCGCCGACCTCACCGCGCTCAAGCCGCTGATCCACGAAACAAGCGGTAACCCGAATTGGATCGCCGCGGGGCGGCGTCCTAAAAAGTCTTCTTCTATATAGGCGATTTCGCGGGGGGCCGTTTGAGGTCCGCGTGAGTCCGGTTTTCCCGGCACACGCACGCAACGCGTTGCCGGTGAACGCGTTGCGGTGCCGCGGGGACCCGCGGTGGAAACGATTCCGCCGACGTTTTTTTGCCGGTGGCGGGAAGCATAACCGCCTTTTTCGACCCCACCCCCAGCAAAAAGGGGGTCTATATAAGAGGGCGAAACCGCGTTTTCCGCGGGGAAACGGACCAAAAATTATTTTTGCCCAACCTATTGACGCGAAACGGACGATAGGTATAATACAG